AAGCCTAACCAAAGCATCATGGTTCTTTGCTAAATTCTCTACTTCCTGAAGTCTTGTTTCGTCGTATTTGGTTAGAGTGTTTAGAAGTGCTGTTTGATTTACTATTGCACTATTTAAGTCATTAGTACGATTGTTTATTATCGTTATAATGTCTTTAATGTCTTGTGTAACTCCTGCATTATCCAAAAACAATTGTCTTTGCTTTGCTGTTATAATCCCCATTCTTTCTAGTTCGTTTACAATGCCAGCATAGATATTCCAAGCCTCCCTGCTAGCAACAATATTAATTCCAAAAGCTCCAGTGCTAAATTGACCCTGGTTTTCCTGTAGCCACCTTAAGAAGTCTTCTAACTTACCTTTTTGTTGTTGTAACGAGTTAATACTTGCTCTTACTCTCTCCGCTTCTCTTTCTCTTTCTTGCTTAGTCATCTCCGAGAGGTTTTTGTTAACTACCAAGATAGATTGGTTTAGATTTGCTAGTCTTTCCTGTAATCTTCGTATTTGTTCTTCTGTTTCTCTTATCTCTTTCTTTAGATAAAACTCATTCCTACCTCTTCCACCTGATGTTAGTTCGGTATTCAAAGTAACAAGCCTTTTTTGTAGTCTTTCTATCTCACTTTGTGTTTCATTTATCTGTTTACGGTAGTATTCATTAACAATATCAGCTTGCTTTTTAAACTTTTCATCTAGTGTCTTCGTTAACTCATCTAGTGCCATTTCCATGTCTCTAGTTGTATAGATTTCGCGCATTCTATCCTTTATGTCTTCAAGTCTTCTATCAATCTCTTCTAGCTCTGCTTTAAGCCGATTGGCGTTAGAAATGGTAGTTTTTGTTTGCTGGTTGTAAAAAGAAATAATATTAGTAACATCATAAACCACTTGTGAAAGAAGAGTAATACTACCAACCAATGCTGAAGTGGTGTCTCCAGACATGATACCAGTTGCGAGTTCTTGAATAGAGGAAATATAAGTTTTTAAAGAACTAGCCGTTGCACTACTAATTATACCGATTTTTTCTAACCCATTCACTAAAGCATCCAATACTCTAACAACATCGCTAATCGTTTTCTTAATTTCCTCCAAAACCTTTTTAAGTTCCTCTGAGTTGTCTTTGCTTTCATTTAGTTTTTCTGTTACTTTATCTAAATCTATTACTACTTGTGTTAAGTCTACATTTTCCAAAACTGCCTGCCACTCTTCAGCTGTTAGTTTGCTAGTTTTTAGCTTGTCTACAATTTCTCCAAAACTACCCTTTAAGTTGCCTACGGCTAATTGTGTTTTAAGTAAACTATCCACCTGTTCTTGTATTTTCTTTTTATTCTCCTCTGTTAGTGCATTATTTGCTTTTAGGAACTCTACTAGTTTTTCCAAAGCTGTTAGTCTTTCCTTTAACAAATCTAAAGTGTCTTTTTGTTTTGTTTTTGTTTGCTCTTCTTCCTCCTTAATTGTTTTTATGCTTGCTAGCGTAGTAGTGTTTATTTTTACCTGTCTTTCACCATCACTGTTTATTTCCTTTATTTTCTTACTTATTTCATTATACTCACCCTTTAACGATACGATTTTATTTAGTAGTTCATTAGCATTAGCGGGTGATAAATTGCTTATTATCTTTCTAAACTCACTTTCAGCGCCAACACTACCAGCAAACAAAGCTTTTATGAAGTTTTCCCCAACCTCTTTACGGCTGTATTGGAAAATTAACCTTCTAGCCTCACTAATTAACGCCTCTTGTTTTTTTGCTAACTTTTCCACATTTTTGGTTTCTAAAATGCCGATATTCTCCAGTAGGTTTTGGAATACTTTTGTAATATTAGTTGCAATATTAATAACAAAACTTAATACCTGTGATAAAATATTCATTAATGCTTTAAAAGCGGGTTCTAACCCTCTTACCACCTCACCCACTTTTTCAAACGCAGGTGCTAATGTATCCGCTAGTCTCGTTGCTAAATCACTTACAACATCCAAAATTGGTAAAATTATTTTAGCAATGGATTTAAGAATGTTATTAAAAGCAATCTGTGCTTTAGTTAAACTATCCACTTTCCCCTGTGCTTCAGCCATACCACCGTATGTTTTAACAAGGTAGTTTATTATTTCGGTGTTATCCTTTGCTGTTTTGTTTAAGTTCTTAAGATTAGCATCATAGCGGGTTAGTGCACTTTCTCCCGTTGTGAGTTGTTTATTAAGTTGTATAAAAGCAGTTTGTAAATCCATTCCGAATGTTGCACTAATACCAGCTGCGAGTTTAGTTAATTCTTTAGCCTGCTCTGCTGTCATACCCATCTGAATACCCAACTTAACAACCCCCAGGATAGCATCATCATCAACAGCCATTAGTCTAGATAACTCTGAAGAAAACTTATCTAGTTCCTCCGTTATTGCTTTTATCTCTTCTTTGCTTTTTCCAATCCCCAATAATGCTACTTCTAGTTGCTTAAGGTTTCTTTCTTTTTCTATAGCCCCCTTAATAGCATTTGTTAACTGTCTAAAAGCCTCTACGATTAACATAATTTTACCAAAAGCACCAATGATGGAGTTACCAATATTGGCTAACCCCCTACTTGCATTCTCCGCTTCCTTTGGAATGTTCTTAACTTTTTCATTTACGGTGGCTATGTTCTTAACAGCATTATCTACTTCAGCCTTAATTTCATAAATAACTTGGATATCGCTTGCCATGTATTGAATTATTTATGATTGGTGTTTCAAAAAGCATGTCATATATTCTATGTGTATATATTATAGAACTTGAGGTTTTTAATAAATCCTCAAAGCTCTCTTAAACTCTTCTAAATTCCAAGCCCCTGCATTATCCACAGCCACATTAAAACGGTGGTAGTTTAAGTTAACTAAAAGAATTCTTAACTCCTCAAAGGTAAGATTAAAGATTTCTTCCAAAGAACGCCCTGAATAAAAAAATAACTGTGAAACTGAATAATACATGTTTCTTGTGAAACTATCAAAATCAAAATTGTTTTCTTCGCTTTTGTTCCCTTCACTACCGACATTATAATTCAAAATCTCTTGATAAATGGTTTGTAATAGTTTTAATTTTTTATCTTTTCGCATTAACAAAAACTTAAGTTTATCCTTAAGAGAGTAGAAAGCAAAGAAAGAAGAGAAAAGCCGCTTTGTGATGTTATTAATTTTCTTAAACTCTAATTGGTTTTGTTTAATCAAAAAAGTTAGCAAATCGCCACTAATTGCTTTGGTTTTGTTAAGGATATACAGGAGTAAATAAACCTCCCGTATACCCTTTTTAAATATTTTAACTTTAACCCCATCCCAGGTAAAGATTTTTACCTTATCCAGGAACACTAGCATTATGTGCCACTGTTTAATGTCCCAACAACACCAAGCACACCTTTGTTATCAGAACCATCTACGCTTAAAGCCTGGAGTTTTAAAGTTAATATTTGCTGTCCACTCGGGTTATAACTAATCTCTAAACCACTAGCCGAAACTACTTTAAACAAAAGTATAGCCGTAGGGTCAGAACCTGTCCCAAACTTCGGTGTGTCTGTTAGATTAGAAGGGTCGTAACTGGTATGATAAAGTAAAAGAGTAAAAGAATTAGTTATCTCAGTTCCCCTGTAGGAACCCTTTAGTGCCTTCACACCACCCGCAGTATCAACATTGGTAGGGTTGATTTGGAAATACTTAACAAGTGTTTCGTAACTAATATCCGCAATAGGAATTTCCACTTCTACCTTGTCAACACCATTGATTATTCTTTTTCTTATTCCTTCCTGGTCGGTTTGTAAGTCTAGTAAGTCTCTGGATATTGTTATTTTAGCCTCCCCATTTGTGAATATTTGTTTCCATGTTACACTGTTTGGTATTGTTCCACCTACAGCACTATCCACGTTTGCAGATGTCCAAGTATACGTGCTAAAAAACACACGATACGAACCAGTTAAAACATTGCTTGCCATCTTTCACCCCCTTAAACAAAATGATAACCGTTAATAAAACAAATAAACAATTTCAAAATTAATCTCCAGAACTGATAGTTTTAATTTTTCATCTTTGGTTCTTGTGATGTTTGTTATTCTTGTTACTGCAAAATTATTGTCTCTTATCGTGCTTAACTTTCTTAAAAAATCATTAAAGTTATCAAAAGATAATAAGTTATCCTTAACTTTTATAAACAAAGCAATTTCACAAACCAAACCTCTTCCATCCTGGATGTATTTTTCGGTGTTAGATAAGCAAGCAATTTGCTTGTCTTGTGTGTTCAAAAAGTCTTCAAACGGAACTAATCTAACATTATAAGCATTTAGTAATGGTGTTATTCTTGTTTTTATCTCTTCACTAACCCAATCCATTTTACCCCCTCCATTAAAACAACTTTTTAATGATATTTTTTAAATCGTTTTTTAAAGCATTCTTTACTAACTGTCTTGTCTTCTCTTCTACTGTTTTTTTATCTACTTTCATTAAACTTCGTTTTATCCAAAGCTTTGGTTTTATCTTCGTTTCGTTTTTTAATACAAAATAAGGAATAATACTATCGTTTTGCTTAAGATAAAAAATGTCTTTCTTTATAAACCCCTTATCAAAGACATCTTTTGGCGTCTGTCTTATCACCCCTGCACTAGTTAAGTTTGGTGGTAATGGTATCCATAAACGCCTCGCCTTCTTTGGTGTTATTTCAGCCCCGAATTCCTGCGCTCTTCCGTAGATTGTTTGAGTATAAATTCGTATTCCTCTGGTTGTTTCATTATAGTCATAATCTAACGTTCGCCTTAAGAAACCTGTTCTTACTTTCATGTAACTAGTGAATTCTCTTTTAGCAATATTAATTGCTTCGTTTATTATTATCCTTAGCCTCGCTTTACTGAATATTTCCTCTAAATCGTTTTCTAAACTCATACGCCGTAGTATCCTAATTTGCTTTTGATTTGGTAAATAATACTTGCTCTTTGCTCGTTAAAATCTTTGTAAGTGTTTCTTACACCATCCACGCTCTGTTCACTACTAATAAGCCCACCGTATTTGGTTTCGTAATACTCAAGGTAAATTAGCTTGGAAATTAAAAGCATTAGGTGGATATCCATGTCGGTTTCGTTTAGATAGCCTCTTTTGAATACTATTCTTACCCGACCCATAGGTTTGGTTTTAAAATACAAAACGCCATTTGTATAAGTGTAGTCGGGAGTGCTTGTAACACCGTTAGTATCCGTAAAAGTGACACTCAAAATTTGGAAATTAACATCAAAACGCTTAAAGAAGATTAAGTTTGTGTTTTTAAGTAGATTATCAAATTCATACGTATAAGTGGTTAGAAGAGGGTTTATATAGTCACTTTCCAAGTCCTTTAGCACCTTTTCCTTAAGTGCTAAAAGATAATCATCTTGGCTATTGTCTGTTATGTTTAGCATGTTTTTAACGGTTCCCAAAATCGTTGTCATAAAGCCCCCAAAATAAAAGGGAGGTTTAACCTCCCTTTTATTTTTCCTTTTTCTTTTCTTTTATCTTATCTTCCTGTGTTGTTATCGTAGGTGAATTAACAACTAGCAAGGTAACAATGTTTTTTAGTTTTTCATAGTCTTCTTTGCTTATTTCCACTTCTTCGTCCGCTTGTATTAGTCTTCCGTTATACCAAAAACTTGCTAATGCTTTAACTATCATTGTTCACCCCCCCCACTATGAATTAGCACTAACCATTCTGGTAAATGCTTTAGATATTATATTCCCAACGCTGTGTAGTCTTGTTGCTTTTATCGTTATTAAGTCTTTAGCAAAGTTATAATCCTTGCTTATCTCTACTGTTATTTCCTGTCCGATACCTCTTAAATGCCCATTAGCAAAGTTACCTATAACAACATAAGGTAGGTTACTACCAGTGGTGGAATTCGGCATAACTTTGGAGAAAAATACCCTATAGCCAGCTATAGTGGGTGGATTAAGACCAACCATCGCATCAATTATGTAGCCACCTGTCATGCTTGTTATTTTCTTTTGCTTCTGGAATATGCTAAAGAATACAACACTATTCATTACCAATACTACATCACTGGTTTGGTAGTCACTATCTACTAACCCAATCGCATTTATTATCTGTTCACTATCTATCCATCCATAACCAGTAGCAGAACCAACAACAGCAGGAACGTTTGCATTGTATCCAATACCATTGAATGGTGCACCTGTTCCCAAAAGTACCTGTCTATCTTCCTCTTTTGCCATATCCCTGGCTATGAGCTTAGAAACATAATTAGCAAGTTGAACTTCTGACCACTGTAGCATTTCCCTTGATATGTTTACCAATGCTGTCTGCTTCTTTGCAGTTAGTATTAAACCATTGGAGAAAATATTGTTGCTTTCGGTTATCTCCACCCCCTCATCAGGGTAGTATACATCTACAGCGCCCGAAACGGGAACCCTTAACGTTTTGCTAGCCATTGGTAAGTTTTCGGATAGTTTAGAAACAATACCATAGTTATTTATCATGTCTTGCACTTCACTGTAAATCTCTACCGGTAAAACATACTCCACCCCTGTAGAGCCTGTTGTAACAGCCTTTTTGATGTAACTCCCGAGTTCTTTCTTTGCTTTTTCTTTGCTGCCTTCGGGTGTTATTATTGACAGTGTTTTTATCTTTGCTATCTCTTCAGTAATATTATTCAACCGCTTCTCAAATTCATCAAATTTGTTTGTTTTTGTCTTTATTTCATTAACCAAATTTTCAAGTTCTGTTAAAACTGCTTCCATCTTCATACCCCCTTAAAAATTTTTTTTGTTTTTGTTTTATTTCTCGTTCTAACCATCACGGCTAAAACGGTTTTATTGCTTTAATTTTTTATGTAATTCTTTTATCTTTTCTAAAATTACTTTCTCTTTGTATTCATTAATGTTTTTCTTATTTGCTTCTCTTATTCTGTCGTAAATGTATTGTAGTTTCTTTATTTTCTCCTCCGATATAGCATTCTGTAGTTTTATTGCTCTTGCGTTTAACCTGTCTTCCAAGTATCTTAATACCACCGCTTCAGGGTTGGCTGGAACTGAAACAATAGAAATCTCTAGTAGTTCTACGCTTTCATAAATAATACCATTACTATTATCGTTCTGCTTATACTGTAGTGACATAAAACCAATGGAAAGAGTATTTAAAAAGCCTTCCGATACTAATTCTTTTATCTCTTGTGCCAGTGGAGTATTAGCAAATTGTATTTTAACAATTAAACTGTCATCTGTCTTCAAGACATCTATTGCTTTACCAATAATCTTATCAGGGTTGTGATTAAATAAAACAACAGGGTTTTTAAGATAGTTATCTACTTTGATACCAGAAATCTTAACAATATCACCCATCCTGTCCACTACCTCTTTACTTGCTATTGCTGTAAATGTGTTATCTTGTTGTTTAGTTATGCTAACTTTAAACTCTTTTCCTTCTTTTTCATCTATCAACTCAAGTAACTTACCCGATGCCTCAAAAATATCATCATCACCATGCTGTCCTGCTCTTTGCCTTATCGCAATCAGTCCCCTTCTATCAATATTTTTAAAATCACTTGTGAACGGATATTTCCATTTTGCTTTAGTTTCATCATTTTCTACTTCGCTGTCGTATCCTAAATGCCACCTACTGTAAGCCTCCCAACCGTTCTCTTCTATGTAGTCATTTTCCTCTTCAGGTGTTGGTGGTTCCCATTCGCTTGTTATTTTGTATTTACCTTCGTTTATTAGTTTTTTAGCAAACTCAAAACCACTTTTGTTTAACTTATTAGCCATATTTACCCCCTAAAGAGAATGATAAATGATTTATTTTATACAGTGCATATATTCTATGTGTATATATATAGTAGTCTTGGTTTTTATGGCTCATAAATCACCGTGCACCTACAATTAATTACCTCTGATGGGTCTACCGCGTGAGGGTCTCCAGGATACATTAAGCCATTAGGAAACACTTCACCAATCCATACCTTCACACCATCTAACTGCTGGTGGCTTTCTCTTACCAACTCATCCATCGCCGTAACCCAAATTTTATACTGAAAGTCGTAAGCCTCATGATAAGTAAAGTTAATATCTTCAACTACGCTTGTTAACTCCGTTCTTGCTATTGTCATCGCTCTAGCCCGTTGATTTTTGAATGGCTTTATAACATCTAGTTTTATATTATCTACAATCTCATCGCTAAGTTCCCTAACGCTCCCGTAACTGTTTAGAAGATTGCTTATTTTGTTTCTTATTTGTCTTTTCACCGTTTCGTTTGTTTTCTTAATCTTTTTTGCGTGCCTGTCTATTATGTTATCTACTAGTATACTAAACATGTCTTTTTGCACCTGTTTTCGGTGAACTTCCTTAAGGAACACAAAAACGTTTTTGATATAAAAGTCTTTGGTTGTTGTTATCCAGTCATTATTTCTATCCAGGAAAAATTTATCAAGTTCGTATTCAAAATCGGCTAATTTTAATTCACCACTTAGAACCAAAAGAACTTTATTAAACATTTCACTGTCAAAATCCTTGATGTTTTCGGCTATTAGTTTTGTAATAAGATTAACAAACTCTTTATCACTCTTCTTTCTAAAATTAAATGCTTTTATTCTAACATCTTCTAACATTGTATTATCTACTGTCTTTTTTATAACAATGTTAGCATTTGTTTTATCTTCGCTTGTATTCTCTTCGGTCTTGTTGCTTTCACTAATCTTCGGTTTTGGTAAATTAAACATTTCGGCTAACTCCTCAACACTATAACCCATTTGCCACAAAATCATCATTGCTTGTGCTCGCTCTTTTATATCTTGTTGCAATACCTCAATTGCATCAGTCCTGAAACGTAGTTTTAAGCCTTGTTTGCTAAAGATTTTACTGTTAAACTCATCTTCCAAAAGTCTTGCAAGTGGTATTATCGTTTCGGTATAAAAGACTTGATACTGCTGTTTAGCATTAGCATAATTAACACTGTCCGTATCACCAACAAGCAGTCTTGGAACTCCCAAAACTGCTAAAACCTCATCCCTTATCTTATCTTTAACCGCTAAAGTCCACTCAGGGAACTTTGCTATTAGTTCCTTAAGTTCTGTGTCACCTTGTAAATATAAAAAGGAATAATTCCCCATTAGTTTTTGCTCCATATCCTCAATAAATCGTTCTCTTTCGCTTGCTGGTAGTGGTTGTTTGTTAATTAGTGCAATGGAAGGAAGATTATTTCGCTTAAAGTTAATTGCTAGTGATGAGTTAATAAGATAGTTTAGTCTTAACATGTCTTCAATCCCTCTTGTCACACTGTCACCCCTTATGGTTCTGTAGTAGTCAGCTTCGTTTGGAATAAAACGCTTAAAGTGTAAAATATCCTCACCGTTTATTTCCTTTCCTTCCAAAATATACAGTGCCGTTCCATCATTGTTGGTTTTGATTAAAACTTTAGCAGGTGGTAAAGAAAAAAGATTTGTTATCTTATTAGTAACTTTAATAATGTAAACATAAGCATTACCATAGGTGTATAAGTCGTAAATAACAGCACGAAGCAAGTCGTTTAGGTTTATGCTATCCAGAAATGTTTTTATTTTCTCGCCTTTTTCATTCACCACCTCTACTTCTAACCTCTGTAGTCCTCTAATTATCGCTTCCACCCCTGCAACAAAATACGCATTTCTGAAGACATAGTCAGGTGATATTTCTATATCACTGGAAGGTAGCATTAATGATGTTTTTAGTTTTCTAAACGCATTAAAAAGAGTATCAAAAAGCCCCATTTTAGCCTCCGACTTAATTATGGATGATTTTTATTTCACAACAAAATAAAAACCGCTTGATTTTGTTAGGTAGGTTATAGCATAACGCATAGCATCCAGAGCATGATTAGCAAAGTCAACGGGTTCATCAAGCCACTTGCCGTTCTTTTGCTTCCACGTATAACTTTTTAACTCTTTTATGGTGTTTTGACAGTAATTAAGCACTTTGATTTTAAAAGTTTTAATGTAGTTTATCTCCTCTGTTATTCTTGTCTTCACACTAGGAACCGCCCAAATCCCTGCAAGTTGTAGTTCTCTTATTCTATCAGGTTCAGCACTATCACAAACTACTAACTCATTCGGTGCTACTTTGCTTTTAACGATGTCTATGATTTCGGGGGTTGTAAGGTGTGTTTGATAAAATTCATCTAGAATTGTTATTTGCTTTATATCTGTGTTTACGGCTAACTTAACCAAAGCCGTAGGGTCATTGTAACCAAAATCTAAACCCCAAATAATTTTATCTTTTTCGGTGGGTTCATAACCATAGATAATTTCAAAATTGTCATAAATAAGTCCCTCAGGAGTGGCAAATTCACCAAGTGTGTAAATTTTATAAAGAGTTTGGTTTTGGTGTTTTAAGTCTTCTAGAAGTCGCTTGTATTCCTCACTTAAAAATGGATTGTCTTTATAATTACTACGAATTATTTTAATATCTTTCTCCTCCACCATCACCCGTTCAGAGATGTAACACTCCACAGGGTTAAAAGTTAAAATGATTTGGTTTTTAGTGTTAGTCGGTCTAGATAAACGCATTTTAAGCAGTTGGTAATCTTCGTATGTGAATTCGTTTGCCTCCTCCATCCAGATGTAGCTGAATTCAGTAGATTTTATTTTTTCGGGGTTATCAAGAGATGAAAACAGAAGCAAATTATTATTAACTGCCAGGAGGTGTTCTGATTTGTTATAAAGATAACGAATTCCTAAATTGCTTAACATCTCCAAGAATGGTAGAATTACTGAAACACGTAACGATGGAAAAGTTTTTCTAGTGATAAGAATAAATCTATCTTGTTCTGAAAGTAGTTTGTAAATTAAGTATTGCATTGTTGCATAACTCTTACCACTCCTAGCACCACCAACGTTTATGATTACAGTTTCTTTGCTATTTAGTAATTCCTTAAATAGCCTCGTTACTTTCACTTTCACCTCTTGCATCCACCACCTCAAAGATAATTTTCTTTTCCTCTCCGCCCGCTAACTCGTTACCTGTAACTTTCCAACGGTTCGGTCTTCGGTTAGTTAAAAAGAAAATCATCGCTCTTACATCACCCTTTATTGCTTTAGCATACAAAACATCTTCTACTAGCATTACAGCCACCTCTTCAGCTTCTGCTACTTCTCTAGCAAATTTTTTATCTTGGTTTAGCCAACGATAAAAAGTTGCTAAAGAAATGCCGACACTTTCGCAAGCCTTATAACGCGGTAGTCCACTACCCAACGCTTCTAAAATCTGTCGTTTTATTATATCTTTTTTCTCGCTTCGCATATGTTAAAGAATAAACGATTTTACGGGGGTTTAAGGTAGTAAATGGATGTATTTAGGTATAGTAAAAGTAATACAAAAGTAACAAAAGGGTAATTGTAAGGTAATGACTAAGTTAATTTAATTGCTTTATTCCCTGTAAACCACTCCCACCTGTCTGTAACAGTTTGAACATATAGCGGATTCAATTCCATTCCATAACAAACTCTATTTGTTTTTTCGCAAGCGATTAAGGTGGAACCAGAACCTAGAAATAAATCCAGAACTACATCTCGTCTTCTTGAGGAGTTTAATATTGCCTTCTCAATCAATTCAATTGGTTTTTGAGTAGGATGTAAATCAGATTTTAAAGGTTTATCTATTTCCCAAACCGATTGCTGATTTTTACCATAAAATTTATGTTTACCCCACCAGCCGTATATTATAAATTCATGTTTCGGTTGGTAATCTAATCTGCTTAATACTATATTATTCTTTACCCATACGAGGATTTGCGATAAATAAAATCCACTTCTTTCTAGCTCATTAAGCAAAACTACTAAGTCCTTACCAGAAAAGGTAATATAAACTGAATTGTAATCGTTGACAGAGCTTTTGATGTTGATAAGAAAATCTCTGCAAAAAGAGGCAAAATTAGGAATGTTATCGTTCAATATAGGCGTTTGAATGCGATTCCCTTCATCTAGTTTATTAAGAAACACATTTTTACTTGAATAATCCACATTATAAGGCGGGTCAATGAAAACCATATCTGCCTTTTTGCCATCCATTAATACCTCTACATCCTCCTTCCTCGTTGCGTCCCCGCACATTAAGCGATGGCGCCCTAATAGAAAAATATCGCCCTGTTTTATATCTGTTTCCTTTTTGGGCTCGGAAATCTCATCTTCTTTTTTGCCCAAATCTAAATCAAAAATCTTATCCAATTCCTCGCTACTGAATCCTACCCTTTTTAATTCGTCTTCCGAAAAATTCGCTAACAAATCCCAATCCCATTCGCCAACATTTTTATTGCTCCTTAATAAATACTCTCTCGCTTCTTCTTCTGTTAGTGGCCTGCTAGGAACCCTAACCTCAATCTCCTCTTCTTCCCAGCCAAGCGCTTTTAATGCCTGAACTCGCATATTACCCGCAATAACTCTATTCTTTTGGTCAATTACTATTAACTCAACGTAATTAAATTTTTTTTTAGAGAATTTAGTAACTGCTTCGCTTGTTCTTGTGACATCTTACGAGGGTTCCCTTCAAACAAGATTAAGTCTCTTACTTTCCTCTTTTCAGTTTTCCAATAAAGCGGTTCCATAAAAAAATTATAAACGATTAAAGATTTTTTAAGTTCTATAAAATATACACATAGAATATATACACTAAAGGGGATTTAAAAGTGATATGAAAGAGAAACGGGGAACGGTTAAACTAAAACACCGCTCCCGTTAGTATTTACACTAACAATTTCGCCTTGCTCGTTTACAATTACTTGAATGTTATATTTCTTTGCATCTTGTATCATTAACTCTTTGCCGTTACTTCTCCAGTTTCCTTTTTCTGTCTCAGTCATCGCCGACCACTCCTTGAAAGCTTTTTCCAGAAATGAGTTAAGGGATGGTATAAACTCGCTACTATTTTTGCTCAAATCAAAAATTTTTGATTTAACGAATTTATACGACATCTGTCCGAGTTTTGGTAGTATCTCTAACGAAATATAATCAGTCTTATGAATAAGAGTTTCCCATACTCGGTTTACTAGTTTGGATTTTAACACTGTGCTAGGTGTCTTTAGTGCTTTAGCAATAACTGACAGGGTAGGGAGTTGTGAAATAAACAGTTTCCAGCCACCTGCTGGTTCTATTTTTCTAAATATAGTTGCAAACAATATAATGTCATCTTCGTTATAACTTTGCAATTTATCCCGTAGTGACCACACGAATTCTTTTGGCATTTTTTCTGGTATTTTTAGCCTTTCCCATATCTTACCAGCAAATGCAAACAAAGAATTTAATTTTTCCTTGTTCTCTTTGTTTTCTTTTGTTTCTTTCTCTACTTGCTTATTAATTAATTTTACAGTTTCACTAGTTTCGCTAGTCTGTTGTTTTTGTTCTTGTGTTTCTTTATTGTTTTGGTTTTGTTCTTTGGTTTCAGTTTGTTGTTGTGATTGTAAAAAGATTAGCTCGTGGAGTTCCGATATTGTTTTATCCCAGAAAGCCCTTCTATACTCAAAGCACCTAGCAAGGAAGGTGCTTTTTATAATGGTTTGAGTGTTAATATTTTTTGCTTTTTGTAAAACAAAAGCAATAAGAATATCCTTAAGGATGTCCATATCTTCATAACTTTTTAGTTCTCCTCGTTCCTGTAAGACTATGATATAAGTTAAAATCTTTTGTTTTAGTTCTTTGTCGTGAAACATTTTAAGCACTTTTTTAATCTCTTCCATATACGCCCCCATAAGATTTTTTATTATTTTCCTTATCTGTTTCATCATAAACACCACCCCCTACCTTAACAAATTTTTTTTAGAACTTAAAAATTTCTTAAGTGCCTTTTCCTGTTCCGATAAAAATCTATCCTGTTCCCGTTCCTCGTTATTAACTTGTTTAAGGAAGTTGTAAAAGTCGTGTAACCCCAACATGTAACCGCTTAAGAAGTATCCAGTTTCGATTTTTAAGAAGTGCCTGTCTATGTCTTTTATTAATAACATCGCCTTAATGATATAATTTAGCATAGTCGTTTGGAAATCGTTTGTCTTTCTCTTTAGTCTTATGAGCACATCTACAATTTTTCTTAGCATTGTTTTAGTAAGAATGGTATTGGTATTAGTAAAAAGTGAGTTAAGGAATTGGTTTAACTCTTCACTTTCCCTTACTGCCCACTCATTTTCTCTTGTCAAAACCCCCACCAGGAACGAAACTTTAGCGGTAAAGGTGGGGAAATATAATTTTTTTGTTTGTTTTATAAACTCTTTAAGCATATCGCACCTCCTCAAAAAATTACAAAGGGAGCATTAAGCCCCCTTGACCATTTGCTGAATTTTTCTCTTTAGTGTCATTAACATTTTAACTTTTTCCTCATCACCGCTAGCCGATGCTTCGGTAATAAGCTTGTTTAACTTAGCATGTATTAATCTTGCTTTCTCGTTAATATCTTGCTTACTTGATATGAATTTAACAAAATCTTGTTCTAAAATGCCTGTTATTATATCCTCTAATGAGTTAGAAATATTATTTTGTTGTTGGTTTTGCTGTTGGTTTACAATTGTTGTTTCCTTAATAGTAGTATCTTCGGTTTCAATAGTGTCTTCGTCCTGGGTAAATACATTGGAGAGACCCAGGATGTGCAAAACTGCATCTACGATAGCTCGCTTTTCTGCCATTTTAAGCAGTGTATTAGAAAGAGACTTAACCGCTACACTTTGAGGAATATTTTTGTTAATAAGTTTTTGAATTTGTAAATAATATTTCACCTCATTACTGCTAGCAATTCCGAAACCTTCTGAAACCACCTTGTCGTTTTTATCTAATATCTGACATTTAATCGTATAGGATATTTCATTATCGTTTTCTCTTCTGTCCTGTATGGTTACCGATATTCTAAAGCCGAGTGCATAACAAATCTTTTCTGCACCCGCTTTGAATAGAAATGGCTTATTAACCCCCTCAACAGTGCCGTAGTCTTCACCCTCTCGTAACAAATTTTTGATAAAATTGTGAAACTGTTTGACCTCCTCCAGCCTTTCCTTAAAAGCTTGAAGTTGGGATTGAGAAACCTCAATCCCATTAGAAATTGTTGTTATGTTTTTAGCCTCCATAACACACCTCCTTAAAAATATTTCCCACATGGTGCAGATATAAAAAAAGGGTATTACCCCCCCCTCTTTAGTTTTTGCTTATGTTTTTATGATTTTGGTTTCCTTACCATCCACCACCCATTTAACTGTTTATAATTTAAAACTTACTAATTTAATTTGCAAGTTTTAAATAAAAAAAAGGGAAAGAGATTTAAACCTCTTCCCCCTTTTTTGAATACTTGGATAGGAGATATTCTAGTTCTCCTATCAAGGAAACTATTTCCTGCTTTGGAATGGGTGGTTTTTTAGAATAGTACCACTCCCAAAGCAGGTCAATAAGAAACTTTACAGCGCCAAGTGCGCCGTATTTTTGTATTATTCCTGGTAAGTCCCATACAACCCAGTTAAATTTTATTTTTAGTTCCTTTATTAGTTCCTCCATACCTCCCTCCTTATTTTTTTAAGGGGGTTTTAGCCCCCTTTAAAACTTTTAGCAAATAATTATAAAGTGAATTGTTTACAATTTCAATCCTCACTTCTACTTTATCGGCAAGGTGGATAAACTCCACCTTACCATAAACACTATCCCATCGGGTAATAAGGTAAGTATTCTCTTGAAAATTTGTAAAATCAAGAATACGGTAGCCTATTTCCTCTACCGTATCCCTTAAACTGAAGAGAAACTGGCGTTCCTCTCCGGTGGTTATTATAACTTTTAATTCATTCATTTTCTCCCCCTTCTCTTAACCCCTGTATAAATCACAACAGGGGTGTCGTTTATAACTATTAAGAATTTAAACTGTAATTTTGCTAATTCCTCTTCTGTTAGAATTTTGCCCTCTTCCAATCTCGTGGTTAACTGGAAAACCACGAGAATATCCTGGGTATTTAAACTAACTTGGATGCGATTAAATGGAATTGGAATATTTAGCAGTCTTGATAGCAACTCAGCCGTTGCTTGGTGCCCAACGGCTGATACAAAGTTGCTTTCTTGTGAAAGCAACTTTTTTAACATCTTCTAGCGAAACTTCCCTCACGCGCAAATACGCGGGGAAGCTTGAAAGCATCGAGAGACTAAACGCATTTGATACATAAATCATACAACCCTCCTCCTTTAAAATCCCATATGGTTCAGATACAAATAAAAAAAAGGGGGGTTAACCCCCTTGAAAATTTACTTTATACTTTCCATTCTTTCTTTGAATTCTTCATAAAAATTTTCAAGTATTTTTATAATTTTTTGGTTTTCTTTTAGTATTTTGAAATATATAAACTTGTCATCATTCTTGATTTCCATAAATACTTCATCGCAAATAATAAGTGTTCTATTATTATCTTCTTCAATGTTAAAATTTTTTCTAAATTCCCATTCCAAAGATTTTTTTATGAATTTAGCAATAACTATCCTTGTATCTTCTGGGTGTGGCTTACCTATTTCCCCGCCACACTTATACCAATTTATGATCAAAGTTACCCCATGAACATCTTGAAATTTAACCGTTCCATCGTTTGATAGAAACTTATTTGTTCCCCACATTATACCAACCTCCTTTTTTAACACATCCTCGCTCATTAAGGCGAGAATGTAGTTATGTAAATGTGGGGAAAATGGAATGGATATTTCATCCATATCCATTTCTAATTTTTCTAGGGCTCCGAGAGCCCCTCTAACGTTTATATCCACCCCCATGTAAGATGGATATAAACTTTTCACAAACTCGGTTATTTTTGATAATTCTTTAATGTCAATCATATAACCCTCCTCCTTAAAAAATTTTATCCCACATGGTTCAGATACAACAAAGGGAGCCGAAGCTCCCTTTAAAATTTAAAATTTAAAATTTAAAGGTTTTTAAAAATTTCTTAAGAATGTTTTCAACTCTTTTGGAATATGGTTTAAAAATAACAGAATTATAATACTCTTCAATCATTAGTAGGGTTACTTTAGGGGTTTGCAAATAGCAAATTCCCCCTTGAGGGTCCTCAGTTATATACGTACATCCATCATCAATAATAATTCTATAACTTTCGGTATACTCGGGATTGTTATAATATTCGCGAAAGAACTTTTTGAGTTCTCTGTAGAACTCTTCTTTCTTATCAAAATCATCAAAATCATCAAAATTAATCTTAATCTCTTTCATATACACCTCCTTTTTCTTTTTTTTACATATACATTATAAACCTTTAAAACCAATTTGTCAAGTGTTTTTATCATTTTTTAATAATCTTCCTCATAGTCCTCACTTCTTATTTCGCTAAAAAATTCCATTATTCTTTCCGTATCCCCTTTATAGAACACCAAAACGTTTTGGTGAACTTTTACGACTTTCCTTGTTTTCATTTGCTTTCTAGCACGAACTGCTGCATTTCCAACCGCGTTTAAATAAACAATATCGTTATAGAATTTTAACCCCGCTTCTTTAAATACTTCTTTTGTTAACTCCACTAATCCTCTATAAACTCCGTCTCTATCTCTTACCTCAGAAACAACAAACACAGCAAACCGATTTTCCGCTAGTAAATCACAACTCTTTTTAATTATTGCTTTATATCTTTCCTTAAATCTCTCCCAGCTCATGTTACTTAAATCATTTGGATTATCAGTATAACGTTCCAAATCAAAATACGGTGGGCATGTGAAAATCAAATCAAACTCACGCTTTGGAATTAGTTTATCTATGTCATAACTGTCTCCAAGAACGTAGTTAGGTTTTACTTTTAATAAATGCTGTAACTCTTCTACCTGCTCCAAATTTGCTTTTATTTGCTCCTCGCTTATATCAACCCCCCAATACTCGTATCCAAGATAGCCAGCCACGAACCCCCTTGTGACACCGCCACTAAACGGGTCTAGAATGATACCATTTTCAGTATTGAACCACCTATAACAAATCTCCGCCAATACTGGGTCAAACTTAGATGTCCCCTCTCCACCACCAAGTTGTTTAGAAATTCCAAGCAGTTTCGTTGGTCTTCCTTTTGTTCCATCAAACCCGAGTTCTTCCCATTCTGTCATTCTTGTTATCCATGTTTGTTTCCTAGCATCCAGAACCGATAATGGCGGAACGATAAAATCTTTGCTTAATACTTTCCTCGTTCTTGTAAAAATTTTCTCCAAATCTCTATCCGAAAAGCCAATTCGTTTCAAAAAATCACTTTCAAACATTCTTAAAAGCTTCCAATCCCATTCCCCAGTGTTACGATTTAGTCTTAAACTTAGTTCCTTCTCTTTTTCCTTATCCACATTAACATAAACAACAGGAACTTCTTTTATACCAAGTTCTTTAGCAACTAGAAGTCTAAAATGTCCGCCGATTACGATGTTTTTTCTTTCGGGGTTGGAGTTGACAATCAAAGGGTCAACGAAACCGAATTTTTTAATGCTTTCCTTGAGTTTATCCTTTGCTTCCTTCGGAAATCTGCGAGGGTTATACTCACTTTCTCTTAACTCATTTACACTAACATAAACTATTTCCAAAGCCATAACGTTTATTTTAAAGGAATATTATTAATAAAAGGTTATTTATTTTCTTCTTTCGGCTCAAAGTGGATGCAACCGAACCTTTCACCAGTAACGGCTATGAAAAAGAAATCAGAACTAGCAACAACAACATCTGGTTTATTATTGGATGGAGAACTTTCAAACTTTCTACAGTTCCCAAACTCGGTGAAAACTTTTATATGGTCAAAAAACTTTCCAAGACTTTTCCAGTGCTTACAGTTTTTGCAAATCCTTTCCATAAACCTACCCAAACTGCTTATTTTTCTTTAAATTTAAAATGAATACAACCGAAGTTTTCACCAACAAAAACATAATAAGTAGGATCCCAAAAAGTTATATTAACACAGTTATCCTTTGGTGGGTATTTACGCTTTAAACCAATTAAACCACCATCTTCATCATAAACACTCTCCATATAAATTCGATTAATAAAAGGACAAAAACCAAATTTCTTTTTCTTGTAATTTAAGAATTCATAAAAATCTTCTGGAACCGGGCAGTAATATTTACAATTTTTACAAATCTTCTCCATAACTACCTCCTTAAGGAGATTAATTATGGATGATTAAATAAACATTTGTAAAGACTTTTAAGAGTAAAAAAGTGTTAAAAATCTTAACAAAAACCCCGCTTTTTTGATAAAAAACACACCATTTTTACGCAAAAACCCCCATTTTTGAACAGATTTTCGGTGTATAATAATATTATTATATAAATATATATAGATATTATATCACCGAAAATCTTACCAAAAACCCCCGATTTTGAGTAAAAAACACCCTAAAAAATGCCCAAAAACGCCACTTTTTGATAAGATTTTTGAATACTTTTAGGTGTAGAAAAATAGTCAAAAAATGCTAAAAAATCGCTTGTTTTTGATAGTTTTTGAGTAGTTTTTGATATTAAAAATAGTTAAAAAATAGCCACTTTTTGATAAGGAAAACACACATTTTTAAAACTTTTTTAGTGCTTTTTGATGATAAAAACTATTAAAAAATGATTAAAAAACACTTAATTTTGATACGAAAAACTAGCATTTTTTAATAAAAAAATAAGCATTTTTTTTTAACAATTTTTGATGTTTTTTTAAGTGCTAAAAATATATTGAAAAATGATTAAAAAATATATGTTTTTAATATGTTTTTTGATAGTTTTTTAGTGAAAATTACACATAATATAGTGAAATTTTTCTTATCTGATAAGAATAAAAACAGGAAGTGAAGCCCAAAGAAATGGCACTGATGGACTTCACTTCCTCAACAAACCATCCCAAGACATAAAACAGGAAACTGAAAAAATAACACCTTCCTTTTACACAAATCGGGGTTGGTGGGATTTGAACCCGCGACCTCTGGTTTGACAGACCAGTACTCTAGCCAAGCTGAGCTACAACCCCTTACACAAATTGGGGCTCGCGGGAGTTGAACCCGCCCTTTGGTGTTAAAACCACTGCTCTACCCCGAGCCAAAGCCCCAAAACAAGGGAGTGGCTATGTCTTCTACGCCACCCCCAAAACTTTGGAATGGTTTTACTTAAAAAATAATAAAAACACTATAGTTTTGTCAAGTTTTTATGTCTTCTATACTTGTTATTATTCTTACAGGTTTATGTAACATTCTAGCAAGTCTTAATTCTTTCTTTAGTCCTTTACTAGTAAAAAAGTCAGTTTTACTAAAGATATAAACCCAAACAACATCGCATAAACTTAAGAGTTTTAAACTCTTCTTTATCGCTTCTTTTTCACTTATTCCACTCCAACCAAATAGAATTGGTGTGTTAATTATTACAATATCTTTTCTAACCTGATAAGCCTTAACGATAAAATCCCTTATCTCTTCCACGCGCCATTTTTCCATGTTGAATTTATGTGCAAGATAAACTACTAGCATACACTAAAAAGAATACGATAAGAAGACATAAATAGAAAAGTTTGTAAAAGTAAAATAGTTAAATCTTAAGCCAGCACCAAGAGAAAAATCGCTATATATTCTATGTGTATATATTATAATACTCTCTAAATTATTCACCCCTAAACCGATAGTGTTATCTTTCTTAACATAGTATGGATACAAAACCGTATTTGTTACACTTTCTTTTTCTGTTATCATTATTTCTTTCAATATCTCGCTATTATTGGTAATGTAATTAGTTTTATAACTTATCTTCGTAACCACTTTTGTGTTTGTTATGTAGTTTGTTGTATGTTTTACTAAAGGAGATGGGTTTGGTAGAAAAAACTTACAAAGCATAAAACCCCCCACTAGTGCTAATATTAGCATTGATAGCATTATTAAAGTAAAGATAAATCGCATTCTTTACCCTCCAGTTTTGTTTTAATAAATTTTAAAACAAAATCATCTAGCCTCACATAATCGCGGTTTGGTTTCTCTTTGGTAGGATACAAAAAAAGATTTTTCTTTATCTGTATCGTTGTAAATCTTAACAAAGTCCAACCAAGAACGCTTGCTAAAGTGTATTTAATACAGTCCTCTTGGTAGCCTATCGGTGTATTGTGTCTTCCGTAGTTCCATAAGCCACCCTCTACCTCTAGTGCTATTTTTATTGCTGGAATAGCATAGTCAAAACGAAATTTATATTTAGGATAAGCAAAATAATATTCTCTTTCCCAATCAAGATTGTAGACTGTCTTTATTGTATCCAGGATTGCTTCCAGTTCTGGATACTTCATAGCCTGTTTCTAACCCACCTAACAAAATCGCCTACTTTGTTTTTAAGAATTAAGTTTCTTATTACCGCTTCGTAATCATTATTAGTTTTTATTATTATTCCCGTTTCCTTTTGGTATTTCTCCGCTAAATCTAGCAGTATATCCCTACTAGCACCATCTAACCCGTTTACATGCTTAAAATCATTTACCGCCTCCCAAATTTCTTTTCGTGGATTTGGTAGATTATTGTTTTCCTTTAGTAGTAGTTTTTCAGAATAGGAGAAAGCTTTATTTAGCATGTAAGAAAGTTCCTTAGCCAAAACAACCATGTTTTCAGTCATTCTCTCTAACTTTGCTAGTTGTTCATCCACCTTACCAATTTTGGTAAGGTTAGCCTTATCTACCTTACTAGTTTTGGTAAGGTTACTATTAAGATTTATAATCCCTCTGTGTTTCACTTCACTTATAACTTTTACTAGTTCTTCATCACTTAACACCGTTGTAACACCGTTTTTGATTTTTTCTGGAAACATCTCCTTTACTACTTTCCTAACGGTGTTGTGTGAAACCCCCAAAATACTAGCTATCCTTTTTATAGTCCACATCTTTACCCCCCTTAAAATTTAGATTAAGACTATTTGTTTTGATACTTAAACTTTTTAAATCTAAAACGCCCTCAACGAACAAGTACACAAGTGATACCGAAAGCACGATTATTAAATAAGTTTCATCACTAATTTTGGAAAAATACTTAAGAAAAAAAGCACTAGCAAAGTTAACAACAAAAACGAAAAATTTTCTTGAGAATATTTTACTTAATCTTGGATAAAACATACATTACAAAACTAGTAACAAACGATAATACCGCTGTAATTAGTGCTGTAATTGTTAAGTTTCTGTTGCTTCTTGTTTCTTTTTCAAAGTCTTCAAGTCTAGTAATCCTAACAGTGTGTTCTGTGACTTTCTTATCCACAGAGTAAAGAATGTTTTTTATTTCCTCAAGCTCCTTTAGTATTATGTCTAAAGTTTTATTTCTTGTCACTTTTTCTTTGCACTCCATCACAAGCCGATTTCCTCCATTTCCTTTAGTATGTTATTAGTTTCGAGTGGTTTTGCTGTCCATTTTTCCAAATACACTGTTACTTTGTAACAGGTATCATTTCCATCTTCACCTAAGTTAATATGCTGTACTACTGTTAAAATATCTGGCTGTAATTTTTCTTTTAAGTAGTCTTTAATGACTTTTATAAAATCTTCTCTTTTTAATAACTCTTCCGTAATGTCTTTGGGGTCTAGTGATATATGTTTTTCTTCTCCAATTCTTATTTCGCCTGTTGCAAAGATTACCTCCATTTTCTCCCTCCTTAACCGTTTTTATTAAAGGATTTAACCAGCAATTTGCAAGCACTTTTAGCCGTAGTCTGTAACACCTCTGTATTCCGCTCTTCTTAACCAGCCGTTTAAGAATTTTTTGTTTTGAGGTCTCTTTTCGGCTATTGTAATGTAATATTGCTTTTGGTTTTTAATAAAGTTGTTTATTAACGCATCTTTCTTGTTTGTCATAACAATTTCCTTAACTGATAGCAAAATATCTTCATTCATGTCTCTTTCATTAGTGACATTATATCCTAACTCATTAATACTCTTAATTAACACATTTTTTGCGTTCTTCTCACCCGCATTTATAAGGAAATCAAAATACTTACTAGCCACTTGGAAACTCACTTTTGCTAACTTATCCACATGATATTTAAGCCAGTAGTCATAGTAGTAAATTGTTTTCGCTTGTTCTTCGGTGAGTTTAGCAATATCTAGGTGCGGATATGAACGCTTGGAAATTCCATACTTCGTTTCACCGCCTAAATCGTTTGGGTCATTAACATAACCCCCTTCATGCTTTAATATGTCTCTAAAAAGTCTATTAAACCTCTCATCCATCTTTCACCCCCTACAACGTATATATTCTATGTATATATATTATAGTAGTCTAAAATTTTTTATCCCCACCAAGCACGCACATAAACATTAAAACTACTAAGCTGTGAATAAACAGGTGCACTAAATGTTTTTAAGTAAAGATTTATTTTATTGTTTTCTCTTTTTATCACTTTAGCCATTACACTACCACTAAAACCTATGTGAACCCGTGAGGTGTCGGTTTCGTGTTGCCATAATAGGATATCCTCACCATAATAGTTTTGACTACCAAACCCTGTGCCATTAGCATAAATCCATACTTCCAAAAACGATGGTATTATGGGTAGTTCGGTGATG